TTCTCCGTTTGCGGTTTTCTTACAACATTCATACCATGAGGCTTTTAAGTGGTATGAACTGACGATGCGCGGCTGTTCTACAGTTTGAATCGAACAACCGCACAGAGTGATCATGAGGATCACTATCGATGCGATTTTGCGCATTTTCTATTTATAAAGTGGTGCTCGCGGAGGGACTCGAACCCCCGATCAGACCGTTATGAGCGGTCGGCTTTAGCCACTAAGCTACACGAGCGTCGTAGTGGGATTGAAGCGATTCAAATCCACCGATTACATCGTTGTTCAGAATGATGTATGGAACTGTGCGAACGTTGGGGAATTGTTCCGTGAACTCTTCGCGCGTGAGCTCACGGCCGATTTTGAACTCTTCGTATTCGTCACCTTTTGCTGTAATTAGATCTTTAGCGCGATCACACCACGGGCATCCATCCTTACTATACATAACGAATTTCACTTGTATAATTCTCCAGTTTTTTGTTTGAAATGATAACCATGGGCATCACGCCATGCTTTGAAGATTTCTTTTTCGTGCTTACGAGCATCAACTTCCCACGGCAGATCCCAATACTTTACACGGCCTTCGCCTTCAACTTTAACCAACTTGTTCTTCCATCTACAATAGTCTACTTTGATAGCCATATCTTTGAGCTGACCAGTAGCATACTGTCTAATGTGAACGATTTCGTGTGCAAGAACGCGGAATAGTAATCTGTCTTTTATGTGATTGCATAGTTCCATATCGAAGGCTCTGGGTTTGTGATTACTATCTTCCCAGAAAACTGATGCGAAGACTGGAGTGTCTTTGAGAGATTCTTCGAAGTGAATCTCGAGTTCGATGTTGTTAGCTAGTCTAGATCCTAGGGCGTATCCTAGCATCCATCTTGCCGCTTCTTTAACCATTTTTTGTTTTTTTCGTGTCCCGCCAGTGATGTGAATCATGGCGGAGTTTTGAGCGTATTCCAAAGCCTCTGGGATCATGGCACCTCCCTTTTTGCTTATTGGACTATCATACTCTAATGGCTTATCGCTGTCAAGAACACTCTTATTTAGGGCTTCAAAACTTGAAGTTGTTGAATTTGGCTTTGGGCTTATTACGTTCACGATCTTCCATCCCGAACTTGGTATTATCCATAACGGCGTCAGAACGCTTGGTTTTGCCACCGCGGCTATCGTCGATGATATCATCTTGGGCAGACTCTTCCAGATCGAACATGCGCATCTTCACGCGGTCGACGCCAACGAAAAATCTCTTGTTTTCGGATGGATCGCTGTAACGATTTTTGAGCTGCTTGACTAGGATTTGCCCACGCTCATCCATATCTTCATCGCGAACGAGCGCAATCATGAAGTCGGCAGTTGCGGGCAAACCGAACGACTCTGAAGTATCTTCGAGTCCAGGATCGTTGTTAGAATATCCTGATCGAGTCGTTTGTGTAGCTGACACGATTGGAAGATTGCGCTCAACGGCCAGACCACGAAGTTCTTCTGCAATAGACTTGATGTAGGAATAGCTGTTTACGTTTGAACCAGGCTTGATGCGTGAAGAGCAACAGATATTCAGATAGTCGATGTAGATAATATCAGGAACAAAGTTCCGCTTGAGATTCAACTCATTAAGAACATGGCGCAAATGACCAACGTGTGCAGAAGCAGTTGGATACTCTTTGATAATCAACTTGCCTGTAGTTTTTGCTTTCAAACGAGCAATCTTGTTTTGATACAGTTCGCGAGGAAGCTGCTTGATATCTTCTGTTGCGATATTCAATAGATTCGCGTCGATACGTTCTGCAATCTTTTCTTCAGCCATTTCCATTGTGACGTAAAGAACGTTCTTACCCATAGCAAGATTAGCTGCTGCGAAGTGACACATCGCAAGAGTCTTACCAACACCCGTGCCAGCGAGAATAATGTTAAGAGACTTACGAGACAATCCACCACGAGTAATCTTGTTCATTAGATCAAGATCAAAAGGCAGCTTTTCTTCTGTGCGATGATAGTATTCGAAACGCTCTTCGAAGTCGTCGATGAAGTCGTGACCAATGTGGCTGTCGAACGAAACGCCAAGAGCTTCTGAAAGAATTTCAGGGATAGAGTTCTTGGTGCGATTCTTATCTTTGCCGTCAAGGATAGCGATACTATCCATGACTGCGTTGAACACTGCGCGTTCTTGACAGAACGATTCAGTTGATTCGAGAAGCCAATCCATAGTGACTGGCTCTGGCTCGACAAGCGCACGAACGAGTTCCATCGAACGCTTGTGTTCTTCTTCAGTGAGATTCGTGCTTGACTCAATCTCGATCCCAATCGCTTCACGAGTGGGACGAGAGTTATACTTTGTCATGAAGTCAGTGATTCGCTTGAACACAACACGTTCTGACGAATCACTGAAATAGTCTTCTTTGAGAAATGGTAGAGTCTTGCGGGCGAAGTCTTCGTTATGAACTAGATTCTTTAGAATCGTCAGTTCGATCTTCATTCCCAATCCTTCCTACTTGCTTCTGTAAAATATCAAAAAGAATAGACGCGATAGTATCTTCGAAACGAGACTTGATCTTATCGGTCAACATTTCTTCTGCGAGGAACGATTCAACGATGTGATAGTTGAAATTAAGAAGCGCCCCACCGTCTTCAGTTTCTTCACCGACCTTCAAATTTTCATAGTGATAGACGATTCCTTCGAACTCGCCTTCGCCAATTTGAATGCAAATGAAGTTGGGTACATCCTCACGTTCAATATGATTATACTTCACTGCGACTGGATTGTCAACGACGCTTACCATTTTGTACCACCTTGATTCCCATGGTATAGTTTTCAGCAGCCGCTTCAGCCCAGCTTTGACTTTTACCAACATACTTTTCTGTTAGAATGTATTCCTCGTTTTCAAAGAAGTCAACATGGAAGTTCCCTTCATACTTATGAACTTCAGCGCGTTTGGTTTTATCGTCGCTGTGATATTCACTGATCAGCATCTTCTTTATCCTCCGAAAGAATTGCTCCGTGAGCGATTGAGTAACGTTCCTTGATGTATGTGGCGAAGTCAGTTTCCTTGAAAACTTTCTTCCAGAAGTCTGCGTTATCTACGATATCACCAGCTCTCATATTAGGAGCAAGGACTTCTCCTGTTTCTTTATCTACCCTAGCATACCAGCCAACTTTAGGCTTAGCAATATAACCGCCATCAATAGCCACGTCCAGTAGACCGCTCCACCGATTAATACCTCCCTCATAGTTGACTGTAATTGGGATCTTAGACTTTTCTTTGACATAGCGTGACTTCTCCACGTTAATCACAAAGTGATAACCCTGAATACCATCAGAGTCTTTATCTTGCTGACGACCTAGAATCCAAATGTTATCTGAGCCATAGTAAGATCCAGTACCGCCACCAACGATATCTTTGGGGAACATACCGATTTCCTTATAGGTGTGATTGACCACAACCATAGGAATATCTTTCATTGTCAGATACGGAGTGATCATACGGAACAGCGACTTGAGCTGCTTCGCACGAGACATATCCGCAACTGACTTTTCGTTGAGCGCATCTTCAACTTCCTTCTTAGAAGCAAGATTACCAATCGAGTCGATGACAATCATAACATGCTCACCGCGCTCAAGAGCAGTAAGCTGTTTCATAATATCGAACTTCAACTGCTCCACGTCCATGACTGGCGTATGAACAACTGCATCAAAAGGAATACCGAATGTATTGAAATATGCTTGTGGTGTACCAAACTCTGAGTCGTAAAAGAGAATCACGCCATCAGAATACTTCTTGAGGAATGCAGAAGCCATGAGCAACGCAAAGCCAGTTTTGAAGTGCTTGGATGGACCAGCGAGCATTGTGATGCCTGGAACAAGTCCTCCATCAACAGAGCCAGACAACGCAACGTTGATCATAGGCACGGTCGTAGGAATAACATCCTTCTTGGTGAAGATCTTGGAATCTTCGAGCGTAGCAGTAAAAGCGATGGTTGAATTCTTAATCAGTTTTTCTTTAAGTGACATTTTTCACCTCCAATATCATTGTATCGTAAACCCTCGTAGTTGTCAAGACTTCTTTTCGATTGTGATTGGTTCCCATAGATCGCCATCTGTTGTGACTGCTTCTAGATTATCGACTTCTCTTCGTAGATCCTTACTCCCAGCGATAATAAGCAAAACGGCTAACGGATCAATGACTGTAACCAGAAGCAGAATCATCATACGAATGGCTGCTTCTAAATCTTTTTCGCTCCCCTCGCCATAGATCAATTCAGCCACATAACGAATGGGACCAACTTCATTCTTGATTGCTCGCGTGGATTTCATGAGTGGAGCCTTTTCATCGAGCAGAGTATCAATGTTCTTTTGCGCGTCTTTGACTTCAGCAGCAATCTGATCGCGCTCTTTCTTTTGTTGATTGCGTAGCTGTAATGCAGTTTGTGCGCGATTGTTTCTGTCGATGATAGCGTCGATAGCCTTATCCATCTGAGCTAACTGCTGCTCCGCGCGTGTGATGCGCATGCGCTCGCGCGCGAGACTATCATCGATGCGTTCTATTTTAGCTGCTACATCGCCACTTGGTGCGACTTGATCCAAGTGTGCTTTTGATAGGAAACCAAAGATACCCATGCTGGTAATGAGCATAAGAATCAAAAGAGCAGAAGTGAAATATGCTTTCATCAGGAATGGAATATACTTCCAGTTCCTATACAGCCACGAAGCGAGAATGATCTTACCAAACTCTAGTGTTCCGCCGAGTATGATAACTGCGAAAGCAGCACCCGCGAAGATAGCAACGAGACCTGTTACTGAATACCATGCTGCGACAACGGAGAGTGCGATCCCCGTTATCATGATAAGCCAGCGATCTAAATTAAATGTCATGATCGATATTAGATATCTTTCTACGCCCTATGGTTTGATTTGTGCGGGCGCGGATGTAGGCGTTTTCCCAGGTCCAGCACTCACCTGTGTCATCTTGAAAACAAACCCACATCAGATCATTTTCCATACCATAGTCGATAATGAAATGAGCCATCGCCCTACCCTTTGGAGTCATAATCGGGATAGGTGGATTCAACTGTGTCATACTCATCACAAACCTCTTGTTGTTTTCAATACCTTGTCGAGCATTTCCTGACACTTATCTTTACGATTAGGCCAGTGAATGTAAGCCTTATCAGAAGTTTTGATAAGATTGTTCAGAAGAGGAACGATGATAGCTTCTAGCGTTTTGATTTTCTGCTGAAGCTCTTGTTCCTTATCACTAAGAGCTTGATCTTTAGCATCGAGTTCTTGAAGAACGTCTTGCTTGATTTCATGCTCATCGACTCCAGTGAAACCGAAGTCGAAATCTGCGTATTCCTGTGGAACCTTGATACCCATTAGAAAAAATCCTCAAGTGTGTTTTGTTCTTTAACAGTCCAGTCACGGCACACGTCCATGACCCTTTTGCGATTGTTGAAGTTCAGTCTTGCGTTAGAAAGAACTTCACGTTCAAACAGTTTATCAATACCAGATCCGAGCTGCAAGTTGATGTGCTTCTTAACACCACCAACTTGTTTGAACTCGGGGAATGCTTCGACCACATGATGCTTCTGATAAGGCTGATTCAGTTCATACCAGTCTTTACTCATAAAAAACTCAGCCACGCTTGGATCAAGATACGGAGCAACGAAACGTTTCTTGTTCAGCTCTTCTGCGATCCGTTTGTGCCACAGATATCCAGCACGGCTGTTAGCACCAAAGTAGTCCTTACGAAACTCGTCGAACTTTTCTTTCGTATGCTTATAGTGGATGTTCGCTTTCTTAGATACACCGTAGTACCCATCAGCAGCCCATCCACTTAGAACTTCATGCTCTTTGATCTGCGGGTACACATACAGAAACGGAAAGCAACACTCGAAGTGCGTTTTCTTTTTGCAATGCACTTCTTCTGCCAGTCTTATGAAGTCTCGCTCTACGTTGTTAGTAGGGACTACCACAACGTGATAATCCCATCCCATGGTCTTTGCGATATCGACTGCTTTCTGTGAATCATACGACGGCTGACCATCTAAGTGAAACGTGTATGCAGTTATCTTCTTTCCAAGCCGATGCGCAGCAAACGCAACGGAAACACTATCTACTCCTCCCGATAGAAGAACAGCTACGCGATCATCATGAGACTTCGCGTGCAGTTCTTTCGTTAAGATACTATCTATCACGAAAAGAAATCCTCAAGTGTGCTTTGCTTTTCAGAGTACCATCCAATTACATGAAGGATAGCATTTAGTGGTGCCATGAATGCTTTTTCAAACTGTGTGTCGTAATCAATATACTCATCGAGATTGAACTCTGACGGTAAACTCGAAAATGCACAGATCACGTTATCATGTATTGGGTTTGGCATTTTGAGATACGAGAAGCGAATCTTTTCACCATCTTTGATGAGCTCGTATTTCTTTTGGAGCTTCAGCTGCTTTACTTTGTTGTTATACAGTAAAGCACCACGAACGTGGATTGGAATGCTCTTCTTTTCTTTTTCATATTTAGTTAGATCTTGAACAGAACGCGGAAAGGCGACTTCCTCGAAGCTCAATCCATAGAACTTAGTTTTGAACTCTGCGATGAATTCATGGAGAGACTCTTCACCTTGTGTCATGATGATATTCATAGCATCAATAATAGCTTTACGACACACAGCGGGAGTCGATGACTTGACCGCTTCAATACCCATGATCTTCAGCTTTGGCTTCGCATAGCGAACGCCTTCCGAATCGTGAACGTTGAGGATATATCGCTTCTTCGCAGTCCAGATACCACGATCAGCGATAACCTCACGCTTCATATTCATCTTCTGCTGGAATGCTTCCATCCGAACAGCAAGATTCGAATAGATACCATCAATAACTGGTTCAATCTTCTCAGAAGCAACCTTGTCCAAGAAGTTAACGATCTTTTCTTTTCGAGCGACTGGATCACTTGGTAGCGATCCTCCGTCTTTAAAGACCATAGATACAAGTTTGTCAAAAGTAATGTATAGCGAATCCGTATCTGAAGCAATGACATAATCTTCATCCTTAGTTTTTAGGAGACCATTCAAATACTTATTCATTTCGTTTTCAGCCCAACGAATAGAGAGCTGACCACCGAGAGTGATAGCCGTTGCTTGATTGATATCGAAGAAACGGAAGTGAGGATTACCGATAGCGCCGTAAGCTGAGTTCAACTGAACCTTCTTAGCGAGCTGCATATTCTTGTATCGCGAAATATCTTTAGATGCTTGCTTCGACTTAGTCTTTTCATATTCCTTTTGTGCAGCGATCATCTTGTCTTTGTAAACAACACGATCGTTATACATACGCTCCATGATCTCAGGTAGGAATCCCTGTCGTTCTTTCTTGAAGAAGCAACCATTTGCAGCCAGACCATATCCGTCAGGAACTTCTGGGAACACTCCTTCAAGCAACTCATCGACGCTCGTTTCAACCTTGATAGCTCCTCCGCGATTATCACGCAGCAAAGTTTCAGGTGAGATGTTATACTGCATGATAAGATGCGGATACAGAGAGTTCAAGTCAAACGACATGACCCAGTTATACATTCCAGGCTTAGGTTCCTTAACGAAGGCACCAACATACGCTTCATCCTTAGCGCCGCCACCTTCAATTGGAACAGCGATCTTCTGCTTGTATAGATGATTGTGAATGATGACGTCCCACATACGAACTTGCGTAAACACATCGAGCAAAGTAACCTTCGCATCGTACGCGAGCGCGAGAGCCATGTCGATTAGTTTCATCTTGTCATCTAGCTTTTCGACGAGTTCAGTATCTCGAATGTTATACTCGATGAACTTCTGGAAGTCGTTCATGTAAAACTCATGGAGAGTTTCATACTCGTCATACGACAGCTTGCGTTCACCAAGTTCGACGAACGCGATGTGATCTAGCTTGTAGCTTTCTTGCTGAGTGTATGTGAACTTCTGATACATCTCAAGATAGTCGAGAGTAGCGACACCTGTGATGTTATAGACAGATTCTTCTTTACCAAACTTCGTGCGAACGCGACGCTCCTTGAAGATTTTCCATGGAGAAAAACGTTTCGCTTCGCTTTCTCCAAGAACGGCACTCATGCGACGCACGAGATACGGAATATCGAAGAAGGTAACGTTCCAGCCAGTTACAATGTCTGGATACTCGTTGCTCCATTCGCTCAGGAACTTGATGAAGAGTTCCTTCTCATTGTTGCATTGATAGTAACGAACGTCTTCGCGATCAGTTGTGAACTCACCATAACCCCAAACGTGAAAGATCCCATCTTTCTTCAGAGTGATAGCTGTAACAGTATCAGATGCGCGTTCAACAGTAGGAAAACCAAACTCTGAGCTAACCTCGATATCAATGTAGGCTACCTTGATGAGTTCGCGATCATACGCAATTTCATTTGGGTACTCTTCATTGAGATAAGCATACATGAAGCGTGGCATACCATACAACTTGAAATTGCTCACGTCTTCATATCGCTTGATGAAGTCCTTCGCATCCCTCATCGACTCGAATGGCATAGCATCAAGCGCAAGCCCACGGATATCCTTCCACTCAGCGTTCGGGCGCTTAGATGGAACAAACATCGTGGGCTTGTATGGAATCTTTTCTTGGAAGGGTCGTCCGCGATCGTAACCGCGGACGAGAATGTTGTTACCGTATTCGAGGGCGTTCGTGTAAAACTTTGTCATAGTGATACTCTATCACTTTATGACGCAGTTGTCAAGATCCCTTTCTTGGGTAGCACTAAGCCAGAACCGAAGTTCTGATTGTAAGCAGACTCAATCTGATTGTCTGGCTCGTATGTAAACAAAACGTTGCGTGGATCGAGAATGATTTCTTTGGTTTTGGCCATAGGAATATAATCGAGCAGCGCCATGTTTGCTTTACCAGCTGGAGAGGTTGGTGGCTGGAGCATGACGGCAGCAGGCTTTACAACCTTGATCATGTTTCCAATCACACCAACCTTACCGATAACTTCTTCACCGTTAATCAAGCGAAGCATCATAACACTCAATTGGGCATTTTGAACTTCTTCAATATTCGCAGGATTCACATTCATATTATTTCCTTACTTTGTTACGCCTTGGATCTTTTCTTGACCACGGGACCACGCGGCGATACCAAGGACTGCGCCCATTGCGAGATGGAATAGACCAGCGCCTTGCAGCGTTAGAGGATTCCATTGTACCATCGGTGTCTTTGTCATAACCTGAGCGATTGACCATAGCACTGGAAAGATTGCCATGTCAAGCACGCAGATAACCATATAACACCAACCCATTGCTGGACGCCACTTCTTGACCATCCAGTCTTCATTCTGCTTTGCGTTCTCTGCTTCCCACTGCTTCTTCTCAAGTTCAATCTTTGCGAGTTGAGCAGCTTCTGAAAGTTGAGGAGCAGCTGGAGCCATAGGAGCAGAACCGTATGATGGTCTGCTGTATCCCATGTCAATTCTTGATGCTGCACCTTTTGTTGCTGGATCTAATTGATCCATAGCAACTGGAACCTTTACTGGTTCTTCGTTTGGATCTGGGTTACCGAATCTAGGCATCGTATTTCCTTATGAAAAAATGTGAAGAGCTTCTTCATAATGATGCTTACGATCTTCTAGACCGATTGTTCCACCGTTGATCTTCTTTGTTACAGTTAGAATATCACCCTTGTCAGCCCACTTGTTTAGTTCACGGGAATCCCAGAACCAGCAAGCAGACCAAACTGCACCTTCAGCTGTTTCCAACCAAGCAGTTGCTTCTTCCAAAGGCATTTCCATGTCTTCAGCGAAAGCCTTATAGTTGCTCTTACCTGTTAGCTGAATGAATCCACGACCACGATAACGATAGCCATCACCTGATGCTTCGTCGCCGTTACCCATACGACTGGAGTAAACTACGTTCGCGATCTTTTCGGGTTTCTTAGCATAAGCATTTGCATCACGACCTGCGCGGATGAAATACTTTGGGAAAATCTTATTGAGCCCCTGAGCGGAATAGTTAAGATTTTCTTCCATGACTGACATACCAGCGGACTCGTGTCCGACTTGAGCCAAGAACATGGCGATGCGTTGTGGGGTATTAATTTCGTAGAACGCTAGAGCATCGTTGAGCGGCTCTAAGCATTCTAACAACCAGTCCTCTATAGTATCTTCAAAGAACTGACATAATTGTTCATGCGTCACTAACATGGGGGCCTCCTTTCGCGCTATTTAGCCGTTAGGATAGCTTCCCATATTAGAAAAGTGGTCCATGATACCATTCAATAGATTACGAATTGCATTAACCATAAGGTCGATTGCCCATCATTGTGCGGAGTAGATTTTTGAACTCAGCGAAAAGATTGAGAAGGGATGCCATTTGATTTCCAGTATTGTTTCAGAGCTTCATGAATGATTTCTGAACGCGAAAGATTAAGATGCTTCAAATCTGCATCTGTAAGTTTGGCAAGTTCAATGATTGTGTTATAGTATCTGAGCGAGTGAAAGAATGATTCTAGCAACGTATGTCTCCTTAAACAGAAAAAGCTGGGCAGCGGAATACTGCCCAGCGCATGATGTAAAGAAAGATGACCTTATTACTGGCCGTCTTTAATGTCGAACTTTTTGGGCTTTTTATGTTCTGGAATAAAGTTTTCCAGCCACACCTTCAGAATGCCGTTAACCATTTCGGCGTTCTTGATTTCTACAGAATCTGCGAGAGTGAATGTGCGAGTGAATGCGCGCTCTGCGATACCCTTGTAGAAGTAGTAGGCGTTTGCGTTATCAAGATCGCTGGCGTCTTTAGTTTTACCAGCAATCGTTAGCTTTCCACCGTCAAGAGTAACTTCAAGATCAGTCTTTGCGAAACCAGCAACAGCCAGCTCGATGACATACTTGTTTTCGTCAACCTTCTTGATATTGTATGGCGGATAGCCTGGAACATTCTTACCGACTGTTTCCAGCTGATCAGCAAGCAGCTTGAATGTCTTGTCGAAGCCGACAGACATTGGATCAAACTTATCGAAGAATGATGGGATCTTTGTATATTGTGCGTAGTCGTTCATTGTATTGCCTCCATTTAAGCAAGGTAAGTTCGTGACCCTTACGGCGTCACATGAGTATATATAAGCGGTGCAGCGTAAACTGTCAAGCCTCGGAACGTTTTTTTCCGATGTTATACTTGGCTTCTAGTTTCCACTCGCCCTTTTCCTTATGAGCCAAAATCTTAATCTGATTCAGTGGCGCAATAGGATCCTTAGTTCGCTCTGTATCGACGATATCAATCAGCTCCCATTCGGCGAGCAGATTGGCGATTGTATTACGACGAGCCTTATCTTCATCTGAGAAGTTAGTGGGCTTACCGTCGAGAGCGAACAATTCTTTGAAGTGAACGATGTAGTATCGGCCCTGCTTGTGCAGGATATGGCATGACTGAAACAGTACCTTATCGCGTCTTGATGCGACTCCGATACGAGTTAGCGTTTCGCGAATCTTTAGGAAATCTTCTGTCGAGCGTAGTTTTACCTCGACCATACTTTCAACCGATGCGTTCATCCTTTTCCACCTTTATCGAGTGCAACCTCGATCATGGCAAGCTGTTCATCGGTCAAAACGCGCAACGCTTGTTCTGCTTTAGCCCGACCATAGCCGAAATACTCCATGATCATCTCAACGGTCGCGTCGGGTACTTCTTTTTCCCACTTGGAATACCTCTTACGCTTCCGCAGGCTATTTAGTAAATACTCGTATTGCCACTTGAACTCAGCTATAGAACGAGCGTTCATTTCGTTGGCATAAAGGATAGAGTCCTGATGATAGGATAGCGAACGATTCGTCAGATAGGGATTGTATCCTTTTTCTGCGAGTTCATCGTTCGCAGTCCCACGCATCAGATTCTTCTTCGTGTAGCTTATGCTATCAACGTAGATGAACGGATTGCTCATAATAATCCCTATCGTTCTTTATTGTGTTGCATGATTCGCAGATAACTCGAACATTACTTGGCTCGTATCCAAGATTGTTGTCGATACGATCTAATGATGGTCGTGCTACTATTCCACGAACTTCATTATACATCTTGTTATATCCTCGACCATAATTCATAGATACTCCGCAGCAAGGGCAGTTATCTACCAACTTATCTTTCATGTTATCATGATTGAGTTTGCTGCGATCATACTTTGGATTGTTAGCTCTATAACCAATTCCAGTTTTGCGACTTCCTATGATCCTATCATAAAGCCATGCACCTTTTACATCACGATTAGACCAGTATACCTTTTTACCCCATGTTTGAACGTCAAACAAAGGATAAGGGTATTCTACTTCTGTAACTCCACCAAACAATTCAATTGCGAGTGGATTATCACATAAAAGTTGTTTTTCGTAGCGGCCGTCTTTACTGTTGCTCATGATCTATCTCACTTAAATTCACAATCAATCATAATCTGTGTCATGCAAGCAGCCAAATTGATTTCCTGATCCACAACGAACGCAGCTTTATACTGATAGTCAGCAAGAGCAAGAACGAGCGGAGGAATCGACTCGGGCTTCATGATTATACTTGCTGCATCGTAGAGCTTACGAAACAACACGTTCACATCCATGCTTCCATTCTGTGCTACCCACTTACGCATGTTCTCGAACTCGCGATCCTTAAGATACTTAATGAGTTCCTTGATCTCGACATTATCAACAGAGGCTAAGATACCAGAGTCGATAGTACCACGAGCAGAATAACGCTGAAGCTCATTGAGCACTCGACGCCAATCTGGAAAATGCTTCATGATAACTTCGGCGAGCACTTTCTTATCGTATCCAATGCTTTCCTGATCAAGGATCCCGCATGCGCGCGCGAGGAACTCCTTCGCGAGCGTAGCCTTTTCCTTAGCACCAATCTTAAACTCGATTACTGAACAACGACTGTGTAGTGGTTCAATGATTCGATTGACGAAGTTACAAGTGAGGATGAATCCGCAATTTGAGGAAAACTCTTCCATGAAGTTACGAAGAGCTGGTTGTGTCGCGTGAGTTAGATAGTCTGCTTCGTCGAGGATAACATACTTACGTCCACCTGTAAATGAAACAGTAGCAGCGAAGTTACGAATATCAACTCTCAGCGTATCAATGTTTCCATTCATTGATCCGTTGATAACGTAATAGTCGGCGTTGATTTCTTCCAGCATGGCACGAGCCACTGTTGTCTTACCAACACCAGCACCACCACAGAGAAGAAGATTTGGAATATTACCATCGTTTACAAATTGTTGGAATGTTGCTTTAAGATCTTCAGGCAGAATACAATCTGCGATCTTGCGAGGACGATACTTTTCAACCCACAGAAATTCTTCGCGCATCTTGGCTCCATATCAAAAAGAAGGAAGGGGACCGAAGTCCCCTTATTATTATTCACCGTATTTGCTACCTTGTTCTGTAGCAATCCAGTATTCCACATCTCCAGTCTTCGACTTGAAGTGTGAGATACCCTTGGAAGATACACGAACTTCGTACTCACGATTCAGCAACTTGAGATTGTCAATCTTGAAAATCATGCGATAGTTCGCTTCAGCCTTTCCGACTTCATACATGAAATTGTTCGATCCTTCATTACGCGAATCCAGCGCACCAAGATATGCAACACCTCCACGACCAATGAGAGCAAGTTCAGGAAGACCAAGAACACCAGCAGCTCGGATCGCGCTCTGCAATGCAGCTGCTTCAAGAGTAAAGCTGATCTCAGTTGAAGGAAGATTGATTTCCTTAGCAGGCGGAGCCTGAATGAGATCGCTCTTAGCATAACGAATGTTTGCCTTACCCTTACCATTCGTGATGGTAACAGTATCTTCGCCAAGATTGAGATCGGGATCTTCGAACATCGAAACAGTCGAGATAAACTGTGTCAGATCGTAGATAGCGAACTCCTTGTCGAAGCTCTCTGTGATATTAGCCTTCGCAAGAACAGTTTTCTGTGGAGAAACTGTCTTCTGAACAGTACCAGCCTGGAAGATCAGGGATGGATTGATCGACGCAAAGTTCTTAAGGATTTCTGTTGTTTCTTTGGATAGCTTCATCATATAAACTCCTATCTTCTAATGATATCACTTGTGTGAGCGTTTGTCAAGATTCACTTCATTTTTCTAGGTTTAGATGTATCATCAGCTGTAGCCGATGCGCCAATCTGAGCGAGATCAACGAGCGAGCCACCAAACACATACGAACCCATATGCTGGAGCTTCATCCATGGACACAGCCAAGTCTTGACTCCGATATCCCAAGCCTTCTGACAGAACCAATAGTCTTCTGACAGATAACGCTTTGAAGCAGGATCAACTTCTGCTTGGAAAGCCATGAGGATTTCGCGAGAACCATCGAAGTGTTCTGTGCGAACGTGATCTGGCTTGTACATGTATTGTGGATAAGCAGCTTGGAACTTTTCCAAAGCAGCTCGTTGAATCATCATGAAACCTGTGCCACCTTCAAGAACTTCAACTGGTTCATCGAGTGCGATTGAGCCTGTGCCTTCTTTAGGATTGAACACGTAGTCACCAACATATTTTTCCAAAACTTCTGGATTCTTGTCAGCGAAACCCTTGTCGACTGCGCGCTTGATCTTTTCCCAAGCAATACACTTCTTAGGATATGGACCGCATACAATATGCTTGTCGGAACCTTCCTCAGCAATAACTGCAAGAGCGATAACGTCGTTCGGATCGAAACCAATATCGGAGTCGATGAACATAAGATGAGTGCAATCAGAACGCAAAAACTCGTCAACCAGATAGTTGCGAGCGCGAGTGATTAACGATTCGTTGAAGAGATAGAAGAAGCGAACGTCCATACCATACTGTGTCGCGAGTTGAGCAAGATCAACAGATGACTTGGTATACTGTCCGCCGCACTGACCGCCGTACATCGGGGTCGCTACGAAGATCTTTCTTTTGCGTAGTTCTTCAATAGATACTGAAATTTCAATTGCTGCCATGATTACTCCAATGTGATGTTATTATATATGTTCGAATCAGAGCGATTCAGCAATTTCAGCTTGCTTTTTTCTCCAACGAACTACAGCCGCTTGCTTCTTCATACGACGCTTGACGGAAGGTTGGGTATAGTGTTCGTGCTCTGAAAGATCCCGCAAAAGATTTTCGCGCTGAACTTTCTTTTTCAAAATGCGAAGAGCACCGTTGACGTCATTGTTACGAACGGTAACAGAAATGCCCTTGAGATGCTCCCAAGGTTCACGATTATCAGTAGCCAATTATTACTCCATAGAAAAAGATAGGGAGGGGAATTGCTCCCCCTCCCTTATATAGCTTAGGCAGCGCGAGTGAACACGTCATTACCCATCACGGCGTAGGCCAGAGCGACCATAGCACGCGAAGGCGTACCGAGACGGTACTTCTGCGTCACTTCACCCTTCGAGTTCGTGCGCTCGTTGAGATAGATGGCATGACCCTTAGCACGGAGCGAACGAATCACTTCGTGAGGATTGCCAGCACCGAAGCGCGAGCGGATCTGAGCAGCAGTCAGCTCATCACCATTCTGAAGGGCGGCGAGAACAGAATCAGTCTTAGTCATAATCAATATACTCCATTGGTGGTTGAATTACACTCAGAAAGATATTTCCTGAGTGTTCTCCGCTGCTTGGGTGGTTTCTGCAGCAGGAGTCTCGGGGACGGGATTGATCGTAGGATCAACCTTCGCATAGAGATCAAGGAACGCAGTCTTTGTCTCTTCGTCGAAACGATTGATGCACAAGCGAATAGCCTTCTGGCGGTCGCCAATCATGCGGAACGTTTGTGCAATATGAACAAGGCGACGAGTAGAAATCAACTCGTCGATGGCACCTTCGGTAAAAGTCTTGCGAATAATCTCAGACCAAACCGTGAGGTGATCGATGAACGCCTTATCATCTTCAGTAATTGTATCATCACTGAGGTAGTTTGTCAAGATCTTCTTCTCGATCGCGGCAGTCGGATATTCCTGCTCGATAGTGATTGGGAAACGCTCGAGCCACGCATCGTCGAGCATGGTAGCAGCGACATAGCGACCGTCGTCAGAACCGCGGCCCTTGGTGTTTGCAGTCACGATAACATTGAAACCATGAGCAGCCTGAACGATCTCGCCAGTCTTCTTCATGTAGTAGGGCTTGCCTTCAAGGATACCCTGCAAGCACATCGCCTTGCCAGGATCAGCACGATCAGCTTCGTCGATGAGAAGCAACGCACCGAGTTCCATGGCGCGAAGAACTGGACCCTTCATGAACTTGGTTTCACCGTCGATCAAACGGAAGCCACCAATCAAATCGTCCTCGTCAGTTTCGCGCGACATCTGCACGCGAATCATCGGGCGCTTGACCTTGGCGCAAACCTGCTCGACCATGAACGTCTTGCCGTTACCAGAATGACCAGAGATAAACACGGGGAAGAACTTGCCAGACGTGACAATCTTCTCGATCATCTTGAACTCACCGAACGGAACATAGTGCTTATCCTTGGCAGGAACTTGCGCATAGTCGTGTTCAGAAACAGCGTTCGGGTCGAACTTGGTAACCACAGGAGTCTCACGGCGAATAGGAACAATATCAGCCGCCATGGCAGCCATGCTAGTCGTATCGCTTTCATGACGCGGCAAACGATACTGCCCGCGACCCGCACGATAGTCGGGCTTGAAAATCCAATTGGAAGCAGAACCAGTCATACCGTGCTTGTCAGCCAAAGTCAGCAAATCTTGATTGCCGACGATAGCTTCTACGCCAAAAGTTTCCGTAGCGAGTTCGAGGAACTTGAGTTGATTAGCCTTAAGCATTGATCTCACCTTTCTTCATCATATAATATATTGTACCACGAGCAGACGTGATTGTCAAGTCACATTCTTTCGATAGTCGGTTTGCCAACAATCTTTCCGCCAAGAAGCATAAGTTCACGCATGAACACAAACGCATCCTTCAGATAGCGAAACGTGGCAAACTCGTCCGACAACAGCTTATCTTCGCCCTTGAGCGTATAGGTTACCTTGAACATTGGCTTCTCCTTCATTATAGATTCATTATATAGCCTAGGCGGGAAATTGTCAAGAGCTATTTCCCGCCCAGATTATGCAGCGATCTTCTCGATGAATTTGCCAAGGATAGCACGGCTAGCACCGCGCTTGTTCTGGGCCGAGATAAAGGCTCGTGCAAGCTGACCTTTTTTCATCTCGTTGTTGGCTTCTTCGAGGGAAGCCTGCTGGGTGCGAAGATTACGCCCACCATTGATGATATAGAACTCATCGAAGTTGAGCATATCGGGAATCACCGCGCTTTTAGTCTTACGCCACTTGTCTTGGAAAGCAACGCCTTCGGTATAGCTGAGATAGCGATGACCAACGTGACGAACGTCATATGCACTGCTCACGATATAGAATCCCACGAACGTAGCATTCTGCGACTGACGAACGGTGCGAGCGAACATAGCGGTGACACTGTGCGAATAGTTGAAGTTCATCGAAGTCTGCAAGCGGCTTTCTTCGTCAACAAAGATGCTTCTCACTTTACTGCCACCATATGGAAGCGATGAAACCACATGACCGCGATTAGCACCAGCAGACTGATGGTATTGACTATCATTGCTCTCGCCGTCAGTGATGCACACGAAATTCATAATCTCGATGTTCTTTTCCTTGCGGAACTTAGCCATGAGGTCACGAGACACAAGAATCGCATCGTTCAGTGGAGTTCCGCTGAGACCAAGATAATCCAGCGGGCACTGATAGTTGTTAAACCCGAATCGATTATAGATCCAAGTGCGAGCAGATTCCTTGGCAATCATGTCACCCCAATCGTTTTGAATGAGCTTGGAGGAAACGAGCAACGTACCAACCATCGTGTTGAATTCTTTCAGCGACATCTTTTCGTGGAAGAACTCGACAAGATCAAAGCCAAGATCAGGGAACACGAACGACTTGTCGTTCATGCGAGTCATGATTGATCTCAGCTTGGCTTTTTTAACGGCGGAACGATTATTGTTTTCTTGAGTGAAACGATGGGCACATTGAGTGAAACCATACAAGCGATGCGGAATACCAACACGACGACAGAACATAGCCAGCGAGATGAGCTGATCCATCGCACCACGATAGCTACCCATCATAGAGCCAGACATATCAAGCATGGCAACAACACCATGATTCTTGCCGTTGGGCTCAATGCTTAGGCGTTTAAAGATATCGTCGTTGAACTTGTAGCTGTGCAGCTTGTTCGTGTCGATCACGCCAGTCTTGGCTTGCTTGCTACGACTATACGCAACGGCTGCCTTCTTGCGTTCGAACTCCTTGACCATATAGTTGATCGCAGAATTGTTTTCGCTACGGAACTTGTTCAGCAGACTGTTACGATAAGCAATAAGATCAGCGCTGTCTTTCGCGCGCGCGAAGTCTTTATCAATGACGCTCAGCAGCTCGCGATAGCCAACGACGAACTCTTCGTGCGTCACGTCTTTCGGGAAGTGAATGTAACTGAACGTATAGTTCGAGAGCGAAGGATCAAGCAACTCTTCCATACGATCGTTCATGGCCTGATCAGTCGTTGCTTCTTCGAGTGGCTTGCTGCCACGGCCACTGAGCTTTCCGCCAGATTCTTCTTTGTTCGACGACTCAGTCTGTTCTTCTTCTTCTGTATCGCCGTCGGAGTCAGAGTCGCTTTCATCGCCATCTTCGTCGAAGTCGAAGTCAGAATCTTCGTCGTCACCCTCATCGCCTTCGTCAGACTTAACGGTGAGCATCATCTGCTCTTCTTCTTCGTCGTTTTCTTCTTTCTTCTTCTTGGCATAAGCCAGCAGATCTTCCGCCAGCTTGATAACCTCGTCGAACGTGAGCGCCTGTTCAGCTCGCTTCACGAAAGCCTGTTCTTCCTCATTGAACTTGATGCGGATACGTGCGCCAAGTTTGAAGTAGAGATTGATGCGATCGATGAGCGAAAGTTCATCGACGTTGCGCGACTTAACAGAAAAGAAATCCTGTTCATGCAGCCAGTCGTAACCATCGAGAAAATCGCGACGGGAGCCAGGGAACTTATTCTTGATCTTGCGTTCGATGCGGGCGTCTTCGACAACGTTCAAATAACCTTGGAACGTTTGCGCCACGAAAGAAGATTGTTCTTCTTCCTTCACCTTGTCGATCGCGCCCTTCCAGCCGTCAGCGGGCGTTTCCAATGCATGACCGACTTCATGGAGCACAAGCATATGATACAGCGTCTCAGTCATCTCTTTCCACATGGGAAGGGCGAGAACGCGATTCTTCACGTCGAAGTAGGCAGTCTTAATCGGGCGATGCTCAACCATAATGTTCTCGGCAGCCAGCAGCTTTGCCAGCTTGTCGAGCGCGCCAGGAGTAACCATTTTTGTGTCAGCCATAACCTTCTCCATCACTATTTGATAATCATAGTGGGTTGGCGGCGAATTGTCAAGTCCCCTCGAAGTAGCGAATATCCGCCTCCGTGGTATACGGATCCTCAGCCTGAATCAGACGAGTCAACTCTGACCAAAGCCAGTCGATCTTGGCGTGGAACGCATTCGCCAATCCATACTCACCCGCGTCCATAGCGAGGCTGTAATTGGATTCCATGTGGCTAAGAGCAGCGCGAATCTGGTCGATAGTCATAGTCGATCTCCTTAGGCGGCGTTGTTGAGAATGTCGGAAGCGAGATCTTCGCTGCCAGTCAGCTCGGCAAGATCGTCGAGAATGCCGTCGAACGAAAAGTATCCATTGCCGCAATGGCGCTCAATGGCAATCTTTTGAAGATCTGCGACTCGCGAGTCCTGATGATCTTTCAGGAAACCGTGGGCGAGAGCCGACGAGCAAAGATTCACATACATCTGGGCTTCATGGATATTCATATCGGTTCCTTTCATCATATATTCATTCTAGGTGGCGTTGAACTAATTGTCAAGCCCTCAAAGCGCGCCCGTCCAGCGAACGTTCTTGAGATTGCCAGCCAGGACGTTTCCACGAGCGAAATTCTTCGCGGGCGCTTTCCAGCTAGCCGCCATGAGAATGTCGCCACGCTTGAACTTGCCGTCGTCTGCGAGAACGATGAACGAGTGGACGCTGGTATTGCCACCAGCCTGACCCGTGATCACCTTGATAAACTTACGGCTCACTTCATAGCTGATGCCAGCGTCGAACTCGCGAACCATTTCGTCGCGGATAGTATCGTTGCCGCGCGGACGGTGCCAGCCAGCATAGTCAGCCTTGATATGAGCGACGTAGCGGTCGAGGGCGGTTTTGAAGTCGGTAGCCAAATTCATGTCAGTTCCTTTCCTATCCATATATTCATTCTATAAGATCAGTGGCTGATTGTCAAGGCCCTATTTCCAATAAAAAACCCCTGTAAAAACAGGGGCTTAGTGCTAAGTGACTGATATCACTAGAGAATATTTTTTGTATCTTTTTCTGTTACTTTTGTATCGGAGATTTTAACGCGATAAACCCCGTGAAAGCGTGGTTTTGCCAGAATGTATCCACGGTTTCGAATCCAACCCATTTACATGTATCAATCAGCTCCTGCCGAGTGCTGGGTTTTGTCATATGTCGGAGCTGGCGCTCCTTATCTAGGATATCGTCGCTCGTGAATGTCTTGCGTTTGAAGTCGTAGTAGGTAAACGTGCGAATTTCATGGATGCGAACGTTCTCAGGCATTGTCTTTTCAGCAAACACGAAAGCGCCGCCTGGGAGCAAGCCGTCGTACACTTTCTTGATCACTTCCTTACGATCGCGATATGACATGAACTGCATTGTAAAGATGCTTGTCACATATGAACAGTTATAGAAATCGTAACCAAGCACATCACCTTTGTAATACTGCAACTGAGTAAAGTTGCGCTCGTCTTCGTTATACGATTCCCAAAAATCCTTTTCGATCTCGATGCCCTCGTAGATAGCTCCTGGGGCGAACGTATTCTGTGCGATCATGCTCTTGAGCATCTTGCCTGTCGAGCAACCAATGTCAACGACCATAGTTTCGTTCTCGACGAAATACTGCGAGATGTCAACTACGTCCTGCCACAAATGACCGTATCCTCGAATAGATCCGTCAATGTGATTATCAAAACCTTCTTCGCGCGTAGCGAACGTGAACTTACCTGTCATGACAATTCCTTGTATGGCTTCAAGATATTTTCGTAGATAGAAGTCGCAAGAGCGCACATCATTTTAGGCGCAACCATACGACCAATACGTTCTGCCTGCTGATCGAACGTGCCAGTGAGCTCGTAGTCATCAGGTAAACTCATGATACGCTTCATTTCCTTAATTGTCAACTTCCGATTCGCTGCATAGTGCATAACGCCAGAGGCGCTGCGTTGCTGTCCCATCTGTGTGAGCGTAGGAGATGGTTTGTTAGGAGCTGGGCGTTTCATGTTGAAACAAGAAGTTTTGCCATTGATTGGTCCTGGCTTCAATACCTTGTGTGGATTAAAAGCCATAGTCTCAACGAACTTTTTCTGAAAGCTGTTTTCGCAGAAGTCAAGGAGCATTTGAACTTCTGCTGGATCATTATCGATCCCTTCGATTGCGCTGGCGATCGTTACACCATCGCTTGTTGTGGGTAATGGATATACTCGACGAGCGAGTTCATACTCCTCCAGCCCCAAGGTCGTGAACACATCATTCCTAACTCCCACGAAGAATGTTCTCATACGACCTTGGGGCACCCCAAACTTCGAAGCATCCATCACTTGATACACCATCTTATAGCCTGGTGCGATGCGTTCGAAGCCTGTTACGAAATCTCTTAGTTTCTCGATTGCAGCGCGAGACGTGATACCTTCAACGTTCTCGGCTACAATTACTTTAGGCTGAATGTCTTCTGCAATTCGTATATATTCAAGGAATAGATCCTCAATGTTAGAAACCTTCTTCCCATCGGAATAAGTTTTTTCTTTGTTCCAACCTTTCTTACCTTTACCAGAAGTAGAGAAAGCAGAACAAGGAGGAGAACCATCGAGGATATCTAAGTCTCCTTGCTTCAAGCTACCTATGTTGAGCAGATCGTTTCCTGTGATGTTTTTGATATCACCTAGAATAACTTTCGTGTCGGGAAAGTTGCGCGAATAGGTAGCTACTGCTTCCTCAACGAACTCGTTGATCGCGACAACTTTCCCGCCTGCTAGCCTGTATCCAGTCGAAGAACCTCCACCTCCAGCGAATGTTGAGATCACTGTGAACAGTTCGCGAGATGACGAACGCTTTACGTCTTCAATGGTATACGGCTGATAGTTACTCACGCTGATTTCAACTTTCTTTCTGCTTTATCCTTGAAACGACGAGCCTGTTCCATATGATAACGATTCGCGCGCGAGTGGAACGTAATACCATTTAGGTGATCGTATTCATGCTGAAACACTCGTGCAGTATAACCATCGAAACGGGTAGTGCCTGATTCTCCGTTCCATCCACGATATCGAGCACGAATACTACGCGGTCGCTTGATCTTAACGAAGATCCCAGGATAACTAACACAGCCTTCTTCATACACAACAGTTTCTTGATCATAATCGACAATCATTGGATTGAAAACACCAATGATGCTATCTGCTTCATCTGGATTACCAATAACAAATACTCGAGCCATGATACCAAGCTGTGGTGCGGAAAGTCCCACGCCTCTATGCTCCATCAACTTATCGCGCAACAGTTCATAAAGCTGTTGGGCTGTAAGAACTGTTCCATCTTCCATTGTATATCCAGTTTCAAAATTGAACTCTGGACAAGTTTGCTTAAGGCGTGGGTCTGTACCCTTGATCAATTCCATTACACTATCCTACTAAAGTTTTTCTGTTTTGTAAAGCGCAAAACGTTCTGGAACTTATCATGCAGAACATCGCCTTTGTGTGAGATGACGAAAATGTTCGAGCCTTCCAAATCATGAATGATCTTCAAGAACTCATCACAACCATTGGCGTCGAGCGATGCGTCAAACACTTCGTCGAGGATCAGCAGATTCGTGCTGGCGCTGTTTTTCATGCGAGCGATAGCACGCCAAGTGAACAACAACGACAAGTCAATACGCATCTTCTCGCCTTCACTGAAAGAGTCGTAAGTAAAGTCGTCACGATGACGCGATAGAATTTTTTCTTCGAACGATTCATTCAACTCGAACTTCACGAAGAAGTCCATAGCGGCGAGGTATTTATTCACCAGTTTGTTGATGACTGGTATGTATTGCTTAATGATACGAGACTTGATACCACTATCACGCAGGATAACAGTAGCAAGATCAAACATCTCGCGTTCTTCCAGTATCTCAGTTTTACGAGTTAGGAATTGATCATGATGTTTTCTAAGATCTAAGATCGCATCTTCATTGAAGCTGGTCGTCTTCTGTTTTGCGGATTCGATTTCCCGTTCCCAAAGACTGATTTCTTTTTGTGAGGTTTTGATCGCAGAGTGAATGTCTCGTAGAAGATGCTGCCTCGAACTAATTTCACGTTGTACCCTTGTGATCTCAGATAGTCGAAGTTCAGCTTCGCCCAAGCTACTTTGGAGACTTTGTAGTGCTTCATCCACTTCGGATACGACTTTTTCCTTCTCATCAATCTTTTCGCACTTGATGGTAGCGTCGATTGTCTGTGTACAGGTAGGGCACTCATCGTTGTCGTGGTAGAACTTAATTGTTTTTCTAGCATTCGCTTTCTTCTTCTCAAGGTTTGCCTCCAGATTTATAATTTTCTGAATACGGGCGCTTATAGTATCTTTGTCATTAATCTGTTCAAGGAACTCATCGATTTCAGTTTCGATAGTAGCAGCTTCCGCTTCGTTACGCATGAGGGCTTTGCGAGCTTCTTCAATACGTCCCAGATATTCATCGATCTTCTCACTTTTTTCCTGAGCCAAATCTTCGCGCAGCTTTTCCTGTAGCTTGATGTTGCTCAGGACATTGCTGATATCATTTTCGTTTAGCGTATAACCCTGACGATTAGTTGCTACGCGATCTTTAAGAAGAAGTGCCATCGAGGAAAAGACGCGGATATCCAACAGATCCTCGATGACTTCACGCCGAACGTTCGTCGTCAATTGCATGAACGGAACGAACGACGACGAGCCAAGAATCACAATCTGAGTGAATGACTTCATACTCAACTTAAGAACATTTTTCTCAAGCATTTCCTGATAGTCACGCACAGCTGCGTCTTGATCTAGTAGAAACCCATCCTGATGAATTTCAAAGATAGCTGGCTTGATACCACGACGAATCAGATAGTCATGATCGTGCGTGCTGAACTCGATCTCAACGACTACATCGCGTCCGTTAACAGAGTTAATCAGCTGATCTTTCTTGATCTTGCGGAAAGGTTTACCATACAAACCAAAGCACAGCGCGTCGAGCATCGTCGACTTACCCGCACCGTTTTCACCAACGATGAGAGTAGTGTCGTTCTTGTCGAGTTCGATTTCTGTGAAAGCATTACCAGTTGAAAGGAAGTTTTTCCAACGGACTTTTTTGAAATGAATCATTTCTTTCCAATAATGTCACGAGGATGATCCTGGTCATCCCACCTATAGCGTCCAGAAAAATGCTGAACTACTTTTTTGTCATCTTTAGATTCGAATACAGTCACTCCGCCAGTCTTGTAGAGATACCTATACTCGTTACCATCGCGATCAACATAGATCTCGTTTTCTACGAAGTCCATCACTCTGTTTCCATTTGAAGAGCTTCATTGTATAATGAACGCATCAAATTGTCAAGTTTTTTGTTGTCTACATTAGACTCAATCGTGCCAATATACTTTGACAAGATAGTGAGCGTATCTTCGGCTTCGTTCAGTAGATCAGACTCGTCGATTGTATCCATGTTGCGATGATCTTCGACGATAGTTACTTCGAGTGGCGCGGCTTCATACAGCTTTGTAGTGAACAGATCAAACACAAATGGATTATCTTTGTTTGATACAATCAACTTCACATAAGCGCCCGCATACTTGCTGAAGTCACGATCCATAACTTCTTCCGAGGTTTTGTCCTTATCGTTGTACCAAACCTTACGGAACATCTTGAACGGATTTTCTATAAACGCCAGTTCACGAGTTTCAGTATCCAAGATATGGAATCCCTTAGGGTCATCGTAGTCGCTCCAAGTAAACTCAGCATGACTACCAAGATAATGAATGTTACCAGAAGTGGAACGATGATGATAATGACCAGAGCATACCAAATCAAACCTATTAAAAAGAACGCGGTCATCGCCGTGGCTGACAGGACTCCCTCTATACATTTCGAAGCCAGCGAGCTCCAAGTGTCCCAAAGCGATCTGAGCATTAGTAGTTCCTAAGAGATTGAGCGTTTCTTCACGATTGTCATCGCAGATCCACGGAATGAAAAGAATAGGAACTCCGTCAAACTCTACTTCTGTTGCTGATTCATAGATGTGGAAATCGTGTTCGTAAAATTCTCGAATGGAGTTGACTGAATTCGTATTCTTGTAATATGTGTCGTGATTTCCGATGATGAGATGGGCATGGATGCCTCGCGCGTGAAGTGGTTGTATAAAATCTGAACGCAGACGTTTAGCTGTGTTGATGTTAAGGAATTTACGACGATCAACAAGATCACCGAGGTGGATAACAGTCCTAATGCTATGAGCGTCGAGATAGGGTAGGAATACTTCATCAATGAATCTCTTGTTATTGTCAAGGAACGCGAGTTGATCGTTACGAACACCCCAATGCGTATCAGTAATCAAAGCAATCTTCATGCTGATGCTTTCTTGCTCCCACGTTTGATACCCTTACTGGCTTCAAAGTCACCCATGAACTTTTCCATCTGTTCCTTCGACCACTCGCCGTACTTGATATCTGTATCGTAGTTGTTGCTACGATCACCGTCTTGCGACTCGGAAGTTTCACCCATGATGTTAGCGTATTCGATAGCAGCATACTTCGTATAGAGATGCTTTTTCTCTTTCTGAATGCGCCGAATGAAAGCAAAGTAGATAATTTGCGTGAAGTATGCAAATGGATTTTGTGACTTGCTCGGATCAAAGTTATTGATATACAGCAAGCAGTTTTCAATACCATCTGAAATCATCTCTTCGCGGAACGTATAGTTGGCGAAGTTGGGGCGATACGCAAGATGAGTAGCGATCTTCATAATCGACTCGCCAATATAGTGTGGGATACGAGGACTTTGCTTACCTGCGTCCTTAGCTTCGTTGACGAGATTCTTATACTCGACCATCGCGGCATATAAGTCTTTGTTGTTGACGTAATGCTTTTTTGCTTTTGGTTTAATTACTTTATTCATTAGTGAAAAGATCCTGATGTATTCGCAATAGCTGCGTAGTGTCTGAGTAATTCTCTTTGACGCTCCCTAGCTTTGATGCGTTGCTCTCTAGCTTGTTCGCTGATTGTATTGAGGTACTTATCTGCTACTATATCATCAACTACCAGATATGTCAAGATATTAGTCTTAGCTATGCGTACCTTTTCTTCCATTAAACTTTCGAACGGAATCCAACGCATGATGGAAGTTGTAACTGTCATTGATTCAACAGAAGGCATAAGCTCGACACGATATGGCTGAGTGACCCACAGGCAGTCTTCTTCATCACCAAGCAACTGGACGAGTAAATCTTCGCCGTTATTCATCTTCAGAAAATAAACTTCGCCCTGTTCCATTATCACTCCTTAGCTTGATATTATGTAGCTCGTAAGGGAATCCCTCAGAACTATACATCTTCACGCGTTCAATGAGATGGTTGAGTGTATAGTTTTTCTTTTTATTATAGCTCAGATCATCAGCAATGTCAAATAGCGTCATGCTATCTTTTGTGTCTGAAATGCGAAGTCCGCGTCCGATAGATTGCAGCGTGCGGATGCGGCTTTTCGTTGGGCTCGCAAAGATAACGTTATGAAGATTCTTGATATTGATACCTGTAGAAAACGTTCCATAAGAAGCCACGATGATTGCATCGTTTTCTTCTTCAACGATACCACGAATATCTTCTCGCCGCTCACCATCAACTCCACCATGCACAAAAAATACTCTGCGATTTTCGCATTTATCACTAATCATTTCATAAAGAACTTGTCCGTGTTTTTCGACGTAAGCATATAGGATCAGTGTGTTGCCTTTAAGAGATAGAGCAAGATTACGAATGAACTTATTACGAGGATCAAACGAAATAATATGCTCAACTTCATCTTGATACGTTCCGCCGTTAAGTTTCTTGCGATCTTCGATTGGATGACTGAGAACAAGACACTTGACTTTGATTGATGCGAGCTTACCACTGTCGATAAGTTCCTTCGTATCAATAATCTTATGTGTTTGACCAAACAGACCTGTCAACACGAGCTCGTTGACTTGACTACCGTCCAGCGTTCCCGTCATACCAAAACGATACTTCACGTTCGTGGCGTTAGTCATAATCTTAGTGAGCGACTGCGCTTTGAACAGATGCGCTTCGTCACCAATGATCACATCAAATTCGTCGAAATACGACTTAGGAAGTTCGTGAACCGATTGCCATGTTGAGATGACAACTGCTTTATTCGATAGTTTATCCTGTCCTCCAAAGACGCAATGAACATAGCTATCAACTTCAAGACCATAATCAGAAAAATCAGAACGTAGCTGATGAACGAGAGAAATAGTTGGCACAAGAATAAGAGTGCGACTTTTAAAGCTATCATGATAAAACCTCGTGATGAGATATGCAATCATTGACTTGCCAGAAGCAGTAGGACTGATAAGAATACCGCGACTGTTACGAACAGCGAGAGCGAAAGCACGAAGCTGATGATCATGAGCAACGAAAGGAAGATTGAGTGTTTCTGCGAACTCTTTTGCTTCTGCAAGGGAAAACTCCTCAGTCATAACAAGTTCTGGATCAATGTCTAAGCTGTATCCACGTTCTTCACAGAAGTTCTGTATCTCATTCACGAGACCAGCATAGACTTGCATGTTGCGTGAGTTGAGCAAACGGATCTTACCATCCCACACGCGCGATTTATATTTGGGTGAGAACTTAGCACCTGGTACTTCGAATGTCAAATGTTCAGACAGCTCGCGCGCGATACCCATATCGCCTTCAACGCGAAGCATAGCCTCATTGACTTTCGTAAGCGTTAGATCAGAATCCATTCGTAAACTTTCTCCACTCAATGGCGGACTTGATATCGTATCCGCGCTTGTGGATACACTTCATGATTTCTACAATCACTTCAACCTTTTCTTCGAGCAGAGCGATGCGTTCGTCGATACGAACGAGTTCACCGTCAGCGTCGATATATCCTTGCACTTCGTTCTTGAGAACTTTGTTCAGGAATGGCTGACGCCCAATGCGTTCTAAATCTTCTGGGTTGTTAAGATTGCCAAGATAGTAATCACGCAGCGTGCTGTAGTGTGACTTCTTCTTGATTACAGCAGAACGCAACTGACTGCGCGTTTCGCTCAGCAGACGATTATACTTGGCGTGAAGGGATGAGATGTTGAGAGACTCCTTATCCAAGTTGAGATCGTCATACTTGGAGTCAGTTTCCCACATAGCGTAGATATCTTCTAATTTCATATTCTAATCGTATCACCATAAGAGCCAATTGTCAAGAACAAACAACGATCTTGACAATAGAACAGTTGTCAGATATAATGAATGTGTTAAACAGGGGTAATCTATTCTTCGAGTTCATACTTACGATAACGGAACGTGGCTGTTGCCTCAAGATATTCGATGGTAGTATTGGTTGACTCAAAGTTGAGCTCTGTTAGGCTGATCGGGAACAGATCATAGAAGAATATGTTCTTATTTAGATTCTTAGCACTAGTAAGAATAGAAAGTGTCGCGTCTGATACGAAAGTTGTATAATATCCTATTTGACGCGTTCCAGCAATCAAATTGTTATTGATATTCTTAGATAGTTCACGAGTTTGATTTAGACTGTCTGGATGACCTAGCCCTTCAAGCCACTTTTGAATTTCGAAATAGTTTCTAAGATCCTCGTCAACTTTGAATCTAATTATCAACGGATCGTATGTAAGTCTATCGCCAGGACGAGGAACAAACGCGAAGGGCGTAGGGCTTTCAATAGCATTCATAGATACAGCTGGAAGTGTTGCTGCCTGACAGAAATAGTTGACGTTAGGAAGCCTTTTAACAGCAAATCTAAAGCCGTTCTGACCAAGGAAATTGATGTTAGAAGGTAAGTTTTCAACTGCTGACATTATAGATCCCCGTTCTTGTCGCTTTGATTCATCATGTCTGTCATGAGTTTCAAATGCTTGGATTCATCAGGCTCATATTTTTTTAGTTTCTTTTTAAGAGTTCGGAACGTTCTGGTAGCAGCTGCCTTATGGATACCAAGACCACCCTCATTATGTTTCTTAGCTGCTGCAATGTGTTTCTCATGGGCTTTCCATACTTCTGGATGAACTCCAGGCATAGGAGAACCTTCTTTAAGGAACTGAGAAAAAGATTTCATTACTTAGCCGTTTTTCTTTTATGAAGAGAAGCAATCAGCTTCATCTTGTATTGAGTTTTACCAGCAGGATCATGTTTCAGTGCGCCAGATCGTGCTTCTTTATCTGTAACATGAGTTTCTTCTGGATCACGCGGATTGATATTGTGAGCTTTTCCGTGATGCCATCCGTGAACAGATACACCACGTTCTTTGGACAAGCTCTGCCAAATTTTCTGACCGCCTGGAGAGTGTGACTTACCAACGAGCGTTTGTGAGTGACCAGACTGCATAATCTTACGATAGACTTTATGAACCTTTGGTCCTTGTCCTGTTGAGTCTGCTGTATGAACTGTATATGTGCCAGTCTTAGCGTTGCGCTTACCAGCAATCGTTGCATGAACTATGCCAGTTTTTTTATGGCGTGCAACGTAGATATCCTGTCCGTCATCTTTGTAGTGATGCAGCGCATGATCTTTGTCGATGCTTGCAACTTTAGTTCCTGCTCGATCTGCGGGTAGGTGCTTTCCCGTTTCCAGAGAAAACTTTTCTTTCCTCTTAATGTTGGTCATAAGAGGGGCTTCGGTTAGGAATCTTGAGAATGATAACATCGGACTATTTATAACAAAAAAGGGGGATCCGAAGATCCCCCAAGTTTGCGGTTTGAACCCGTCTTCTTTACCCCTCCCACATGGAGGGTTATTCTTACATGAGGTTTGTAACCTGCACG